AGCAATAAATAAAAAATGTGAAGAATTAGGTTGGGAGGTATAGCTAATGGAAGTTATTATTGATACTGCCGTTTTTGTATTTGTAAAATTCTTTGCAATACTTGGCATTATATGTGGAACTATTGGAATGATAGCATTTTTTGTTTATTTCTTAATTAGAGGAATCATAGCATTGAAAGGTGCAATAGTAACTGAAAAAGTGTGGAGAGTTGCATTAAAGGAATATGTTGAAAAGAGAAATCCTTCTGCAAAAAGAATAAGTATGTTTAATAAACCTATATTAACACAAAAAGATTTTGAAAAGAAAGATGGTAATAACTAATGGAATTATCAGAAGCTAAAGAAACATTGAAAAATATAAAGCGATGTTGCTTTGATGATGAGCAATACCAAAAATATGGGTTTATGGAGCAGTACATTGATATAAGCGATGTTGAAGCAATAGATACAGCATTAAAAGCATTAGATAAATACGAAAAGCAACTTGATTTAGATTATGTAGATAAAAATTATGTTCCTAAAGAAAAAGTAAGGGAGAAGATTAGATGGTATGGCGAATTTTTAGAAAAGAATAAAACACAAATATCAAAAATGAATTTATATATGTGTTATTCAGATAAAAAAGAAGCTTTACAAGAATTATTAGGAGAGTAGATTATATGATAAAAGAAGATAAATATGCGGAGAATTTACTTAAAAGTGTAAAAGAACTCCAAAAAGGACTTGCTTATTATATAAAACGTACCCACGAACTGGAGAGTGAAAATAAAATATTGTCTGATGCTTACGAAAATAGAGTCAAAGAGAGCTTAAAGGAGTGATTATATGAATGAAAAAGAAATTAAGAAATTACGATGCATTTATTTGGTTGATAGAAAAGATAATGAAAAATTGTGCAATGCAATAGAAGAAGTGAAATTCTTGAATGCTGTTATAGATATGATGGCAGAAGATTTACAAAAATATACAACTATAAGATATGCAGAAGATACAAAATTGATGAATGGCAATTATTTAATGATTATGCCTGAATTGATTAAAAGCTACTATTTCAAGAAAGCTAGAGGTGAAGAAGATGTTTAGCATGTTATTTCAATATTTCCATATATTAAAGGAAATTAGAATAGCTAAAATACAAGGATACAAAAGTATGGTTTTTAATATAATATATCCTTATATTCAATATAGATTAGAGGAAAAAGGTTATAAAGTGTACCTTAGACATAATTTATTTACATTTAAAAGAGAATATGTTGTTGAATGGGGGTAAAATAATGAAACTAACTGAAAAAGAATTAAATGAGTTCCCTATTGGAACGAAAATATATTGTGGTAAAGAAGCGATAATAAAAGCTGATTACGACAAATGCAATTGGAGAAATATGGAAGAACGTGAATGGATTTATGGCGGTGATTTAAAAGCATATGAAGTTGACAAAATTGAAATCCCAACATACACAGAATACATACCACCTAAACCTATTTTAGATGAAAAAGAAAAAGAATATTTGAGTTATGTTATTAGACCTTTTAAAAGCAAAGTAAAATATATCATAAAAGAAAAATTATACTGCAATAATAGCAAATCTAAAGAATACATAGCAATATCGTGTTTTAATTCTATAGATTCTTTTGAAATGCCATTGTTTAAATCAAACACAATGTATAAAGGTATGAAACTAGATAAGGAATATTCACTTGAAGAATTACGGATTATGAGGTGAAAATATGAATAATAATAAAGGCTTTATTGAAATTATTATAATTATTACACTTGTATTAGGCATTTTAGCTTTAATATTAGGAGTAATTGCTTTAATATTTGTAATTAAATATTTTGGACTGTGAGGTGAGAATATGAAAAATAATAAAGGGTTTATTGAGTTTGAAAATGTACTTGGTTTTATTATAATTATTGCATTTATAATAATTTTTGGCTTTGCAATATTTAAATCTATTTATTCAAGAACAGTAGGAAACAAAACAACAGTAGATTTAAAATACAAATACAATAAAGCGATAACAAGTATTAATGGAGAAAAGTTTGAAATAGATATAGACACTTGGAGCGATTATGAAGGCGAACAGCTACAAATAATTTCAAAAGATGGTAAAGTGTATTTAGTATCTAGCTTTAATACTATCTTGATTGGTGAATAATTAGAAATGAAAATACTCGACTTACAGTTGACTAAAAATCGGATATATTATATAATTAAAAAGGGCGAAGCTTATGGACTATAAAAAAATAATGTGTAAGTTTTGCAAGAAATGTGTCGGAGAAAATATGAAAAAATCAATTATAAAAGTAAACAGTAAAGTTAATAGTGATGTTATAGTAGTAAAGTGTGAAAATTATTCACAAGTTGAATATAAGGGCAGTATAGGATAGTATTGCCCTTTTTTATTTATATTGATATAATAGAGGTATGAAATGAATAAAATGGGAAAGATACAAAAAGTGTTAGGGACAAAATGTAAATGTGGGCATATATTTAATGAGCGAGATTACACAGTTGATATAGCCTTACATAAAGAAAAAGCGTTTAGGTATTATTTTAAATGTTCGGAATGTGCAAAAGAAATTGTAATAGGGGTTGAATAATGCATGAGGGGAAAAGAAAGGATGCAATAATGGAAGATAAAATAAAACAAATACAAGAAATACTCCAACAAGTTGTGGTTATTAAGAAAATAGGAGAAAGAAGCAACGTTTATTATAAGCCAATAAAAAATACAGCCAAACAAGATTGTTATAAAGCATTATATGATATAAATAAAATAATAGGGATAGATGGTTGGGGTGAAAGCTTTGAATAAATTAAAAATAGAATATGTTAATATTGATAATATAAAACCATATAAAAATAATCCAAGAAAAAATGAAGAGGCTATTCCTTATGTTATGGAAAGCATAAAACAATTTGGATTTAAAAATCCTGTTATATTAGATAAAGACAATATTATAATTGCAGGACATACAAGAATAGAAAGCGCCAAAAGACTTGGAATAACAGAAATACCTTGTATATATGCAGATGATTTAACAAAAGAACAAATAAAGGCTTTTAGACTTGCGGATAACAAGGTCGCTGAAATAGCTGAATGGGATATTGATTTGTTAAATGATGAACTAGACAACATTTTAGATATAGATATGTCTGATTTTGGCTTTGATTTAGATTTTGAAAATGAAGAAGAAAAAGAAATAATAGAAGATGAAGTCCCAGAAGTGCCAGAAGAACCAAAAGCAAAATTAGGTGATATATATCAATTAGGAAATCATAGATTAATGTGTCGGAGATAGCACAAAAGAAGAAGATGTCAATAAATTAGTTGGAGAACAGAAAATGGACTTACTAATCACAGACCCCCCATACAATGTGGAAATAGTAGGTGGTAACCATAGTGAGTCACCATCTGAAAGAAAGAAAAAAGGAAATATGACAATAAAAAATGATAAAATGGACAATGACAGTTTTCATAAATTCTTATCTAATGTGTTTACAAATGCTTATAATGTTTTAAAAGCGGGGGGGGCGTTCTATTGTTGGTATGCTAGTAGAGAAGTTGTTAACTTTCATTCTTCGATAGAAGAAAGTGGGTTTACTGTTAAACAAGAATTAATATGGAATAAAAATTCTATGGTTATGGGAAGACAAGATTACCAATGGAAACATGAACCATGTTTATATGGGTGGAAAGAAACAGGCTCTCATATATGGTATAGTGACAGAAAACAAACAACTGTTATAGATTGGAATAGACCAACAAAAGCCGATTTACATCCAACTATGAAACCTGTTGGATTATTTGATTATCAGATTAAAAATAGTTCAAAAGCAGGAGATAATATATTAGATTTATTTGGCGGTTCGGGAACAACAATAATGGCTTGTGAACAAAATAATAGGAATGCTTATGTTATGGAATTTGACCCTAAATATGTAGACGTTATTATAGAAAGATGGGAGAATTTCACTGGTGAAAAAGCAGTGAAGATAAATTAAGGAGGAAAATAAGATGATAGAAAAAGTAAATCCAAGTCACCCAGATAAAATAGCAGATAGAATAGCAGGTGCAATAGTAGACCTTGCATATACAAAGAATGAAAATCCTAAAATTGCAGTTGAAGTTTTAATAGGGCATAGTGAATGTAATGTGATAATTGAGTCAAGTGAGATTTTTGGTAATGAAGAAATACCAAACATTATAAAAAGGATTGCTGGTAATTGTAGGATGGCTATTAAGTATGCTAGCCAAGATGAACATTTAGCAAAAAATCAAGAGGGGAAAATACGATGCGGGGATAATGGAATATTTAAAGGTATGCCACTTACTGAAGAGCAAAAACAATTATCAAAGATAGCTCATAGAATATACGAAAGATACCCAAGCGATGGAAAGTACATATTAGATAAATACAGACTAATAATATGTCAAAGTAGAGCTAGTGGCGAAGTGTTGTACGAAATGTACCCTGATGCTGAGATAAATCCAATAGGTGATTGGACTGGTGGAACAGATGTAGATACAGGAGCTACAAACAGAAAGCTTGGAAGTGATATGGCTGATAGTGTAACTGGTGGCGGACTACACGGAAAAGACTTGTCAAAAGCAGATGTTAGTGTAAATATATATGCATTTTTAAAAGCACAGGAAACAGGAAAGCCAGTAGAATTATGTTGTGCTATTGGCGACGAAGAAATTGACGGAAAGCCATATAGCGAAATAGTAGAAATAGCAAGAAATTACATTAAAAATATAGGCGGATTTGAAAAGTTTGCAGAATGGGGTTTATATTAAAGTGAGGTGATATAGTGGCAGGCACATTAAAAAATGGCAATAAAGACCACGACCTAACTGCGGAAGAAGCGCGAAAGGGTGGCATAAATTCAGGCAAGGCTAGGAGAAAAAAAGCCACTATGAAAGCTACTCTTGAAATGCTACTTGATGAAAAGAATAAAAAAGCAGGTAAAACATACAGAGAATTAGCAACGTTAGGGCTTATCAATGGAGCTGTAAAAGGCAAAAGCGAAAATTATAGATTAATTCTTGAAATAATGGGAGAATTAAAACAAGCAGAGGAAGAAAACAAAAAGAATGGTGTATTAGATGATTTAATAAGTGCATTAAATAAAGCAAAGGATAATAAGAATGAGTAAACCATTAAATGAAATGTTAAATCCAAAACAAATAGATTTTATGCTATTTGATGATAAAAGAATAAATTTATTGACTGGTAGTGTAAGAAGTGGCAAGACGTATGTATCACTCTTAAAGTGGGCGATATTTGTTGGAAGTATGCCAGAGAATAACGAGTTCTTGATGACAGGCAAAACGGTTACATCGCTAAAAAGAAACTGTTTAGGATTGTTGCAGGATTTAGTTGGGGACAACTTTAAATACAGTTTAAGTCAAAAATGCGGTACGTTATTTGGTAGAAGAATTTGGCTAGAGGGTGCAAACGATGACAGGGCAGAAAGCAAAATCCGTGGTATGACGTTAGCAGGTGCGTACGTTGACGAATTAACGCAAATACCAGAGGACTTTTATAGAATGCTTTTATCACGTTTAAGTGTAAAAAATGCTAAACTATATGCAACAACAAACCCCGATACACCAACACATTGGGTTAAAATAGATATAATAGAGAATGAACAAATAGACAAGAAAATATGGCATTTTACTTTTGATGATAACGAAATATTAAAGGCTGAAAATATAGAATATTTTGAAAATTTAAAGGCAGAATATCAGTCAATGGGTGAAGTATATTACCAACGTTTTATATTGGGTTTATGGGTGCTTGCAGAGGGCATTATATACAAGCAATTTGCTAACAATGAAGAAATGTTTATCAAAGACGAACCAAAAGACGAAAACGGCAATAAAATAAACTTTTTAATAATAAGCATTGGCATAGACTATGGAGCAACTGAGGGTGAAACAGAGTTTAAAGCAACTGGAATAACTCCATATTTTAAAGAGGCTTGGACAATAGATGAAGAAAAGATTGCAGGACTTCATACACCTGAACAAATGTACAAAGCATTTATTAAGTTTTATAATAGAGTAGTAGCAGAATACGGAAAAGTAACACATTGCTTTGCTGATTATGGAGCATTAGGGCAAGTATTGACGTATGGTTTAAACAGATACTTACAACAAAATAATGTGCCTTTAAAAGTGCAGGATTGCATAAAAGGTCAAATTAATGATAGAATATATTTAGATTTAATGCTATTTGCACAACACAGACGATTTATATTAAGAAAATGCAAGTATTTAATTGAAGCTTACAAGTTAGCAGTATGGGACGACAAGCACGAGGATACAAGGCTTGACGATGGAACAACACCAATAGACGATTTAGATGCCTCAGAATATTCAATGTTTCCGTTTTATGACAAATTAATGATGGACATAAAACCATTATAATTGCACAAAATGACAAAGTGTTCTATACTAAGTATAGGAAAATATATCATATAGTGAAAAAGAGGTGCTAAGTTGAGCGAAAAAGAAGAAAAATATATTAATGAATTTATTGAAAGATTTAATAATATGAAGTATGAAGAACAACAAAAAGAATTAAAAGCATTATATATTACAAGCAAAATACTATATGAAAAAATTGGAGACAAATATATTAATGCAGTAAAAAAACTTTATGAAATACAAAAGCAATTTACAGATGTTTCATATTTGTAAGGAGGGGAAAATGAAATTAGAAAGCATATTGATTGATACTGAAAATAAAAAATATGAAATAAACGGAAAAGATGTATCAGATTGTGTATCAATTTCAATAACATTTTATGATGGCGTATGGAACGTTTCAACATCAAAAAAATATTTTTCAAATGTGCCAATTTTAAATTATAAAGAGGTGGAAGAATGAAATTAGAAGATTTTTTACAGAAAACGTATAACTACAATCCCGATGTTAAAGACGCTATAAAAACGTATATTACACAATGGAAATCGTGGTATCAAGGAAATGTAAAAGCATTTCACAATTATTACATTTATAACGGACAAAAAAGAGTAAACAAAAAAAGGTTTACGATGAATATGGCAAAAGAGATAAGCGAGGACTGGAGTGACATATTGTGGAGCGAGAAATGCAAAGTGACAATGAGAGATGACAACACGCAAAAGCAATATGACGAATTATTAGACAAATTAAATTTAAATGTTATAATTAATCAGTCAATTGAAAAATCGGGAGCATTGGGAACGTGTGGCACAGTTGTAAGTGTATATGACATAATAGAGAATGAAGATAAAATGATATTAGATGTTAGCGAAGCTAAAACAAGGGTCGACATAGTTGATGTTGACTGGGTATATCCTTTGACTTGGAACAACAAAGAAATAACAGAGTGTGCATTTGGAAGTGTTGAATATATAAAAGGTCAAAGGTATGTTATATGTTCAGTACATAGACTTAACGACCAAGGCAATTATGTTATTAATAATCATTTATTCTCAGATAATAACGGAAACTTAACAGAAATAACAGACGAATTGACACAAGCAGAATTTGACACAAAATCAAATATAAAATGGTTTAGTATATTTGAACCATTGCTTACAAATAATTTATTTAATAATAGCCCTTTTGGCATACCACATTATGCAAATGCTATTGATAATTTAAAAGCCGTAGATTTGTCTTTTGATGCTTTAAAAACAGAAATAAAAGACGGTAGAAGAAGGACGTTTGTAAGAGCTGATTTATTAAATTATGATGATGGAAAACAGAAATTAACATTTGACCCTGAGGACACAGACATATACGTATTACCAAGTGGAGCGACAAAAGACGATTTAATTCAAAATGATACGTCAGAATTAAGGACAACTCAACAAATAGACACGTTAAACACTAACTTGAATATATTAAGTAATAAAGTAGGAC